TGATCAGAGCCATTACTAGGAAAAATAAATGAGGGTTAATAATAAAATGAATGTCGTCATATATTCGAAACCAAAATGCGGTTTTTGTAATAATACAAAAGCCTTATTGAATTCCAAAGGTATCGGGTTCACAGAGATGGTTTTGGGGCAAGATTTTACAAGGGATTTCCTGATGGAAACTTTCCCAACAGCTAAGAGTTATCCGGTTATTGTCATCGATGGTTTCAATATCGGTGGTTTCAAAGAACTGCAAACTCAATTAAATGAACAAGTAGAAGACAACCGTAAACTACTAAACGAGTAAGAAAGTATAAATTATGTATAGCCGTGATGAAGTTATTAAAGACCTACGCGCTGGTGTATTAGAAATCCGTTTCACTAAAGCGGATGGAACCACGCGTATTATGAAGTGTTCTCTGTCAGAGAAATTCCTACCACCTTCGTTCCAGAACCTAGACGAACAGGAACAAGAGAAAACCTTCCATAAAACTAACCCAGAAGTGGTTGCATGTTGGGATGTAGAAAATGTTGGTTGGCGCTCATTCCGTATGGACAGCATTCAATATATTCAATTCTTGGATGCATACTAATGACAGGCGTTATCGGATACACATTCGGATCGTTTGATTTGATGCATGCGGGCCACAGCGTTTTCTTCAGAGATTGTAGGAAGCACTGCGACCTTTTGTTTGTTGGACTACATACTGATCCCAGCACCGACCGTTCTAGTAAAAATAAACCCGTCCAGACTGTATACGAGCGGTACGTGCAGCTTATTAATTGCCAATGGGTTGATCATGTTATTCCATATGAAACAGAAGCTGATTTGATCAATCTTATTCAGACCGCTAACCAGATTGATGTTCGTTTCTTAGGTTCGGATTATCTTTTAAGCAGTTTCACAGGCAAAGACTTGTGTGTTGCGAAAAATATCGATATTAAATATATCGATAGGCATCATTCATTTAGTTCGTCCGAATTAAGAAACAGAGTAGGAAACCATTATGTCGAATCGTGGACCGAGTAGTGAATAGGGCGGTATTTTTTGATCGTGATGGGGTTATTAATCCTCTGATCGAGAGACCGAACGGATCTCTAACATCGCCATGGAATATAAATGAGATGGAGATATATTCTAGCGTCCCATATAACATGTCGCGATTGAAGGACTTCGGATTCCTGGTTTTTATTGTAACAAACCAACCAGGAATTGCTGATGGTGATATGACTAGCAACGAGCTTCGGGTTATCAACGAAAATCTTATGGATAAATTAGAGATCGATAGTATTCTCTGTGCGTTAAGGAAACATGCTTCCAGCTACAAACCTAGTAATGGAATGTTGGAATCGACCATAGAGAAATACAACATCGACCGTAATGAAAGCTGGATGATTGGTGATAGATGGAAAGACATAAAACCAGCGAATGATAGCAGAATCAAAAGTATATTATTGCATAGCAGCGCTACGACTGATTGTAGTGGACTTGCTGTTCCAGATTACGAGTCGTACAATATCAGCGATGCTTGTGAAATTATTATCGGCGAGATGTTAACAAATAGCTTGACTTAAATAAAATATTATCGTATAATATGTTTATAATATAATTGAGGAGAAATATAATGCAAGGCTTCGAAGAGAATGATATCTCTAAGAACTCTAATGGTGGAACTGAAATCACCAAACGCGCTTTAACAGAATACGTACCAGCTGAGTTGGTGGAACACTTCCAGATTATTCCTAGTCGTGTTCGTGATATTAATCCAGAGAAGATTCGGGTCTACTGGCAGCACGATCTAGCTGGTGATCCAGAAGTAAACCACCTAGCTGGTTCAGAAAGCCGAGATCGTTTTCATCAGTTTGTGTTCAGTTCGAACTGGCAGCTCAATGACTTTGTTACTAAGTTACAGTTCCCGAGAAACAAAAAGGTTAGTGTTATTGAGACACCAATCAAGCCTATCGAGGTCAAACAGAAAGACTTTAATGATAAGATCCGATTAATTTATTTCTCCACACCGCACCGCGGGCTTGATGTTCTGGTTCCTGTGTTTGAGCATTTGGCTAAGACGTATAGCAACATCCACTTGGATGTTTTCTCTAGTTTCAAGATTTATGGGTGGGAAGATTCTGATCAGCAGTACGAACCTTTGTTCGAGAAAGTCAGACAACACCCACAAATGACATATCATGGTAGTGTCGATCAGGCCACTCTGCGTAATGCATTAGCTGATGCCCATATCCTTGCTTACCCTAATATCTGGGAAGAAACGAGCTGTCGTGTTCTCATCGAATCAATGTCAGCTGGTTTGGTGTGTGTTCACCCTAACCTAGCTGCATTACCGGACACTAGCGGTGGACTGACTTCGATGTACCAGTTTGATGAATCACCAAACGAGCATGCAGCTGTATTCCATAGAAATCTAGATCATGCTATTCAGGTTGTTGCTAATGAACCTATCCAGAATTATCTCAAATTTGTTAAGGCTTATGCGGATTCAAGGTTTAATATCGATAAGATTTCGTCTCAATGGGAGAGTCTTTTGACTGCATTGAAGGAAGAGTATCCCACTGTCGAATCAAGGGTTCTTGCTAAACAGATGTTTACGTATTCGACATGATTGTAGTAAAAGCTCCGCTCAGGGTAAGTTTTTTTGGGGGAGGTTCCGACCTCCCTCAGTACTACAACAAAAAACCAGGGATGTGTCTTTCTACTTCCATCAATAAATATATCTACTTGGCTGTCAATAAATGCGTGGCTAATCATATCAGAGTTGTGTATTCAGAGTTCGAATATACTGATAGTATTAATAATATCCGTCACGATCGAGTAAGAGAAACACTAAAACATTTCTCATTGACCAATAATATCGAGATCAGTAGTTTCTCGGACGTGCCGACCAAAGGTACTGGTTTGGGTTCGAGTTCGACCTTTACTGTTGCAATAGCCCAAGCGGCGAGCTACCTATCAGCACCACTTAAAAATAAAATCACCAGAGCCGATTTGGCTGAACTTGCTTGTGATATCGAGATCAATAAGTGCAGGGAACCAATTGGCAAGCAAGATCAATACGCGGCGACTTATGGTGGACTCAATCAGTATCACTTCCATTCCCAAGGCGAGGTGTTCGTCCAACCAGTCTCGCATAATAACCACGCTTATGGTCTACAAAACAACTTGATGTGTTTTGCTACTGGTAATACTAGATACGCTTCTATGATTTTACATAAACAGACTGAAGATCTGAATTCAGACAAAAACGATGTAATCGGTAAAACAGCTCAGATGGTTGATATGGCATTTCAGGGATCAAAATATTTGTCCTGTGGTAAACTAGATGATTTTGGACAGCTTCTTCATGAAGCTTGGATGGTCAAGAAAACAATCAATTCCGGTATCTCTAATGATAATATTGATTGTATGTACGAAACAGCATTGAAGGCTGGAGCGCTCGGTGGGAAGTTGTTGGGCGCTGGTGGTGGTGGATATCTATTATTGTATGTTCCTACTAAATATCAGAGAAACGTAACAGACGCTATGACGGATTTCAATAAATTCCCCTTTGCCTTTGAGACTAAAGGTTCGACTTTGAAAGTGATATGATGAGAGAATTAAAAGAATATATTCCTGAGTATAAAAAGATGATTGACGAAGCTTACGCTAGTATGGATATTCCTGAGATGGAGAAAGCTTTGTATATCCTGAATAAAGCTATGACCGACGGGAGAAACATATTCACATGCGGTAATGGTGGCTCGGCTGCTATAGCCGAACACATAACATGTGATTTTAATAAAGGTGTTGCATCAGACACAGAAATTAGACCCATGTTTGTACCGTTGGCATCGAATATCTCACTGCTAACTGCAATTGCTAACGATCACAACTGGTATGAAGTGTACTCGAAACAGATTGAAAATACAAGATCGATCGGTAACGTATTATTTGCGATTTCCTCAAGCGGTGATTCACTTAATATTGTGAATGCATGCAAAGCGGCGAAAGATAAAGGATGGGGAGTGATTTCATTTGTCGGCTTTACTGGTGGTGCAGTGAAAGATCTTTCGGATGCATGCATACATATAAAATCCAACAACTATGGCGTCGTTGAAGATTGCCATCATATGCTGATGCATATATTGGCGCAACACTTGCGCATCGCACATCAATCGTCTGACTATAGGATGAAATTATAACTATAAATAAACTGTAATAAATGCTTGACTTTTTATCAAAACAACGTTATACTACAGTATAACTTGATAAGGAATATGTGAAATGGATGATGATGATAAGAAAAATGTTCTTTCTTTTCCAGGAAAGAAAATAGGATATGCCACTTTCTCGGAAAGCGATAAAGAGGCTATTTCCCTCGCGGCTGAACCCGCCAATGCGATCACAGTAATGGCTGACGACATTAATGATAAAATAGTATCATTAAAGATGTTCCATGTACAAGAGACATTAGCCCACACATTGACACAAATATTCCAAAACCTAGATATCGCAGGCTTTGCGCTGCCTGACGACGAAGATATTATGGAAGGGGTTCTTCCTGATAGTTTATTGAAAGAAAGCGCAATGATCACTGAATGTTTGCGGTCTTTGATGTACCGTCATCACGGTATTAAACATCCTTTCCAGAAACTATCTGACGAAATATTTGTGGTTGAAGATAACAGTCACGAGCAACCAGTCCTATCAATCGTAGATGAATTAAATATAAAATTAGAAAAAGAGAAAAAGAAAGATTAATATAATGATTATCGTGGATCTTAACCAGGTAATGCTATCTAACCTTCTATCGCAACTTGGTAGCCATACTAATGCAAAAATTGAAGAGAATATGGTCAGACATATGATCATCAATACTTTACGGTCATATAAAGTGAAGTTTGGTGCTGAATATGGTGAAATGGTCATAGCATGTGATAATAGGAACTACTGGAGAAAACAGATATTTCCTTATTACAAAGCCAACCGCAAAAAGAGCCAAGCTAAATCCGAACTAGATTGGAGCGAGATCTTCGGTTGTATGGATAAAATCAGATCAGAACTTAAAGAGTTTTTCCCCTATAGAATCATTGACATTGAATCAGCTGAGGCTGATGATATCATTGGTACGCTGTGTACAGAGTTTGGTCAAACTATTGGTGGTGATCCAATCCTCATACTTTCAGGCGATAAAGACTTCATCCAACTACACGTGTATGGTAATGTTAAGCAGTACGACCCAACACGTAAACGCTGGATCAAACATAACGATCCTGAAACATATCTCATTGAACATATTATGAAAGGCGATAGTAGCGACGGAGTACCTAACATTCTTTCGTCTGATAATTGCTTCGTTGTCGGCGAAAGACAAAGACCATTGACTGCGAAACGTATAGAGAAATTTAAAAAGATCACTGATGATGAGTGGCCAGAGTACCCGGAAACAAATATTTCTAGAAACTATTTTAGAAACGCACAGCTGATTGATCTTTCACACACGCCCGATACTATTAAAGAAAACGTTATGGTATCGTATAACAAACAAACAGGTAAGAACAGGTCTAAACTTTTAGATTATTTTACCTCATTCAAACTCCGAGAGTTAACACAACACATCGGTGATTTTTAAATTTAAGGAGAATAACCATGGTTATTGGTATGGCAGAATTCCTGACGAAAGTAGGAAAACAAAAGAAGACTATTGATAAGATTAATATGCTCGGTGCGAATGATACTTTTGCATTGCGTGTTATCCTGCAAGCTATTTATGACGATTCAGTTAGATTTTTGTTGCCTGCAGGCACACCGCCATTTAAAGTGCAAGAATTGGCTGACCAGGAACATGTGCTACATAAAGAAGCAAAGAATATCCAGTACTATGTTGAAGGGTTTCACCCAAACCTAAGCCAATCCAAACGAGAGATGATGTTTGTGCAGCTACTCGAGCGAGTGACGACTGAAGATGCTGCTCTTCTTTGTGATATGAAGGACAAAAAACCAATCAAGGGAATTACGATCAAACACGTAATGGAAGCTCTACCGGGATTAATTCAAAGCAACACACAAGAAGAACATGTCGAATAAATTCAAGAATATTAAGAAAAATTATAACACTACACAAGACGAGCTCGAGGGTGAGTCAGCGAGTCGTGGATATAAAAAAGAATATAAAAAAGAAAAAGCTCGTAAACTAAGTAAGATGAACCTACGATCTAAGCACATCGATGACTTATTAGATCTAATGGAAGATAATAATTACTGATGCCAACATATAGTTTTAAAGATATCCAAACCGGCGTTATCTATGAGGAATTCTTGACTCTTTCTGAGTTCGATGAATACAAAGAACAACACAAAGATTCCGTCATACCATTGATTACTACACCACCATTAATTAGCTCTGGTCGTGGTATGGGTAAACCAGATGAGGGGTTTCGTGATGTGTTAAAGGAGATAAAAAAGAATCACACACACCAGCGCTCTTTCTCAGCGAAAAGTACAATCAACACTTTCTAAAAATAACAATAACAATAATAACAAGCAGGATGACCAATGTACGGGACAAAGTCAAATAAAAAACTATCTCGAAAACAAAGAAGAAAACTGCGACAAGAGAGTCCTCTCGATCCGTCTTCAAAGTCTAAATTTAATTTGAAGCATGTAGAGCCATTAACTGATAATCAAGCTCGGTGTTTTGATGCGTTTGCTGAAGGACAGAATCTGATGTTACACGGTATTGCGGGGACGGGAAAGAGTTTTGTTTCTTTGTATCTCGCTCTTAAAGAAATCGAAAGTAATCCCGATTCATGTTATAAGAATGTGACAATCATCAGAAGCGTTGTTCCCACCAGGGACATGGGTTTTTTACCTGGAAACGCTAAAGAAAAAACTAAAGCATACGAAGCGCCATATTATGCAATTTGTTCTGAACTTTATGAACGTGGTGATGCGTATGAGTTATTAAAATCTAGGAATATGATTGATTTTATCACCACATCTTTTATTCGTGGTATAACGTTGGACAATACCATTATCGTTGTTGATGAAATAGCTAACATGACGCTACACGAACTCGATTCTGTCATGACGCGTGTCGGTAGGAATTGCAAGATCATTTTTTGTGGTGATTTCAGACAAAGCGATTTCACGACTGAGCGAGAAAAAAGTGGCATCATGAAATTCATGCAGATTATCAATAGAATGAATAAGTTCGAATTCGTTGATTTCCATGAGGACGACATTGTACGATCAGGTTTGGTCAAATCGTATATCATCCAAAAAGAAAAAATAGGCATCGATGTCTGAGGAATATAAAATAATCCCAGAAGATATTGTAGAAGACACAGCCAAAGCTTTAATGGAAATGGGTGAATCTGATAATAAATTTAGTAATCTTATGGCAATTGGTGCTAGGTGGAAAGTCGCTGGTTGCACACCTATATATCTGATCAATTCATCAATGATAATGTATTGTGTATCAGAAGAAACATGGGGTAGAAAATTGCATTGATTAATGAAAATAAAGGTTGACTTTATATCAAAACAACGCTATACTACTTGTATAACTTGATAAGGTTCGTCGCTTTAAATAGACGCGTCGGGGAGAGAAAGTTATCTCCCCATTTATTTTTATATTATGGAGAATACTTATGATTAGTCGCCAAAAATTCACAACAGCAATCAGTGCTGTATTGTTAACAACACCAATGCTCGTTTCAGTAGCTTCGGCTTCTGGTCCGGATCTACTTAAATTCCCTACAAATACTCCTGTTATCTCAGAAGTAAAGGAATCATTCAATGGCATTGAATTCAAACGATACGCCCAACTGGAATATTCTATTGATGGTGAGCAGTGGGAAGGACGACTCGGTTTTTCGGCTGAGTACGGTCAGTGGACGTTGACACCTAGCCTCATCAGCACATACGATAACACAGATGAGCTGGAATATTCTGGATTAGAAACTGTGCTGCAGTACAAATTTAATGATATGTTTACAGCGTATGGTGAACTTACGATTGATGATTCACTCAACAACTCAGATACAGTTCTGGGCGTCAGGGTCAATTTTTAAAAAAGTTTAGGATTAGGGCGGGCTTCGGTTCGCCCTTTTTATAAGACTACATATAAAGAGATGAAAAATGAAATCAGTTACATTACAAGTTGAAGATGTCGACCAAGTTGTTATTGATGAGTTGAAAGATGCTTATCAGAGAAATAACAAGTTTGATCGGGTAGACTGTTCTGATACAGTGCTTGAACCAGATTATGAGTTGCTCAAAGCAATTCAAACTGTACTTGAATATTATATGTCCGCCGATGAAATTAAAGTTTGGAATGAAAATGAAAAATGATTAAACACGAACCACAATTTGATACTGATAAGGTTTGCAAACTCTATTCGGAAAGGGATGGAGTTTCTATTACCTATGTCTGTACATCGGCACTAGGGGACGAAGCCCAAGCGATGGATATCTTCTATCGCGACACGCCACACCCCGTGTTTGGTAACAAGTATTTTGGCATTTTCCAACTACCGTGCCGCAATCTAATGATTACCAATGCAGATAGGATCGAACAAGCAGAGTTTGGACTTATCGAAGATGATGCTGGCGATCTACAGTATAGCGCCCATCGACATGACTACAAACAATTCGAGAATGGTCATATGATTGATGGTGGACGTTCTTATATCAAATCAAGTATGTGTCCGATTCATATGCATGTTGTTCGTGATGGTGAAATGGTTCAAGAGGTTACAAAAAAGATGGCAAATATAGTGCACCAGAATGGTAATAATGAAATACGCTATAAAAGTTTGTCTTGACGGCAAGGACGATTGGATGTATATCACAGAGCCTACAAAACATCAGTCGGATCTAGTTCCTATGATTTTTGAAGATGAGGAAAGTGCAGAAAAGATTGCTATTATTTGGCGGCTTGAAGGTAAAGAAGATAACGTTAAGGTAGTGGAATATGAAAGTTAAAATTGGCGTGAAGGTTAAGATGCTAGATGAAGAAACAGACTGGTTAGAAATGGATTGGATTATCAAATGAGGTATTCAATTCATATGCATGTTGTTCGTGATGGTGAAATGTTATTAAAAAAATAAAATAAAGCTTGACTTTTTATCAAAACAACGGTATACTACAGTATAACTTAAAAAGGAATAGATTAAATGACTGAGACAATATACCTGTATGTATTTATTTTTGTATTGATTCTTGCTGGTGTCGGTGTTGCTATTAAAGGGGCAATCGATACGTATGTGAGAGCCAAGCTCTGGTGGTATGGCTTCAAAAAAGTCAAGAATGCCAAAAACGAAGACGCTATTGATTATTATAGCCAACTGTAATAAATATAATATGCCAACAATCCTAAAATAATCACAAGGACATATAGAATGATTAACTTTAATAAAATCAAAAAAAGCGTTGCGATCGCAGGCATCGGCGTTGTTCTGCTCGCATCAGCTTCTTGCATAATTGACCCGACAACGGCGCAAAAAAGCTCAAGTGAGGTATACCAGCAATCCATTAACGCTGTTGTGATGATACAAAACGACCCTCCGAGCAGTATGGGGACAGGATTCTTTATTGATGAAAATGTAATCGTAACAAATTATCATGTGGTCGAGGGAATGACAAATGTCATTGTATACGCAGATAGTTCAAACGCGCCTTATCACGCCGAAGTATTACATTCCTCACCATACCATGATATTTCTATTTTAAGGATTAAAGACTGGGATGATTTCAAAGCTACTGCAGACTGGAACGCTTTAACTATCTCAGACGAAGATCCCAATATTGGAGATATTGCTTATACATTAGGACATCCATGGGGTGTTTACTGGACTTTCTCCACTGGAATCATTAGCGGCACCAAAAGACGCGCGCCTGGCTCGGTAGGAGGGGAAGTATTGTTCCATCAAACGGACGCTAATATGTTTGAAGGTAACTCGGGCGGACCTCTACTCAACGTCGATGGTGACGTTATCGGTATCAACTCCCGAATCCAACTTGGCAACGGAGGCAGTCATGCATATGCTATTCCAGGCGTAATAGCGAATAAAGTTATCTATGATTTCTTGACTTATTCCAAGACAAATGTCCCGAAACTAGGCGTCAACCTGGGATACTCTGATGAATGGGAAATTGATGTTGAAGCTTTCGCCTCTACTGACTCGCCAGCTGAGAAAGCTTGTGGTCTGAGCGAAGGCGATATTATCTTGAGGATCAAAAAAGAAACAACGGTGGATCAGTATGATAACGAAACAACATATGATTTTGTAGATGTAGGTATATCGGCTGATCTTATCTACTTTATTCAAAAACTGAATTTGGACGAAGGCGCCATTGTCATGGAGATCAAAAATCAATACGATGGCACTATTGAAAATAAATCTTGCACGATCCAACGTCCATAAGAAAGGAAATATAATGTCTTACCGTCAATTTCCAGAACTAACGCCGGTTGAAGAGAAGATGGGATTCAAGCTTATAGAGAGAGCCGAAAGGGTTATCAATATCATGGAAGCCGATAAAGGTCGCGCTGGTAGTGATGATTACTACACCCATGGCAGAATTTCTGAGCTTCGTACTTTAATTGAGTTAATTAAAGATCATTATTCCAATGACATGACACAATATAATGAACTACTAGCTCAGGAAAAGAGCTGGTATGTTTAGATTATATGGCGCGCTGCTGGTCCCCGCTTTGCTAGCAGTGCTTTTGGGTGGTGCATACTACTATTACAACTCTTCCCAAAAAACTATTACGAACCTACGTGAATCTGTTACTGAGCTGAGTTTCGCTGTGAAGCAAAAGGACGAAGCCTTTAAACAAATGACTGAGCAAAATGAATTGATTGAGAAACTCAATCGGGAGTTAGCCGAGAACTTGAAAGAAAGCCAAGGATATATCTCCGAGCTGAGGGAAAAGTTTGCTAGGATTAACATTAATCGTCTGGCCGAAACTACACCAGATATATTAGAAGGAAAAATCAACAGTGCGACTAAAAAAGTATTCGACGATCTTAGGAGCATCACTAGCACTGATATTGGTGACCAGCTGCAGCCAGCAGAGTGATATCGTAACAGTACCACAAGTAATTGAGAAGAAAATACCTATTGTCCCCAGACCTAGTGGGGTGGCAATCCAAGAGCCTTATTTCTATGTGGTCTCTGATGCTAATTTAGATGCATTTATTGAACGTTATAGGAGCGAAAATGGAAACATTAACTTCATAGCCGTGACGCCACAAGGATACGAGAACCTGGCGTTCACTATGGCTGAACTGAGACGCTATATCTTACAACAAAAAGAAATCATTGTATATTATGAACGATCAATCGCAGGCACGAAATAAGAAATTATTCAACCACACTCTGGTTGATTTTCAAGAGATGGAAACCGAGACGATTGGCGGCAAACGCCACTATGTGACGCCAGAAGGTGACAGGCTAAAATCTGTCACCTCAATTCTTTCTGAGGCTTTGGATAACTCAGCCTTATTGAGGTGGAAAGCCAGAGTGGGCGAAGAAGAAGCCAGCAAGGTGTCCACACAAGCGGCGAGAAGAGGGACTGCAGTCCATAATATTGCAGAGCGATATGTCCTTAACCAAAATGATATTTACAAAGGCGAGATGCCATTCAATGTAGGATCTTTCCAACCCATCAAGAAAATATTGGACGAACATGTCAACAACGTGTTGGGTGTAGAAATTCCACTCTATGATACCACACTCGGTTGCGCTGGCAGAACAGATCTGGTAGCTGAATATAATGGCGTCGCGTCTATCATCGACTATAAGACCTCTAAGAAAATTAAACCAGAGGCGTGGATTGAATCTTATTTTTTACAATCAACCATCTATTCAATGATGTTCCAGAAGACTTTCGGAATCGAAATACCACAAATCGTGATCATTATCACAGTAGATCATGAACCAGACGCACAAATATTTGTGCGTAATAGATCGCAATATGTCAAGAAATGTTTAGATATTTTAATAAAAAAATAAAATAAAGGTTGATTTTATTCCAAAACAACGCTATACTACAGTATAACTTGATAAGGAATGAATGGACATGACTATTACATACTATACTACTGACACTAAAGGATACACCATCGAAAAGAAAATCAACGTTGCTGATGGAGATAATGTATTCTCTTTGATCCAATCTATACGCGCGAAACGCGGAATTATCGGCGCGCCGACCATACATGCGGGAAAATAATTAATTTACTTATTCTTACAATTAAGTGTTGACTTTATATCAAAACAACGCTATACTTACAGTATAACTTGATAAGGAATAGATGAAATGTCCGTAAGAACTACTTCACCGAAGAAAGTAAGAATGTCGAAAGCCGATCGGATGGCGTCCGTGAAGGTGCAGTATAACACAGAAGAGCCAACAGAAACTCTGGCTGAAATCGATACTAGAATTTCAGAGCGTTTTGAGATCCTAGAGTTGCTCACTAAGTCAGCAATCAGTGGCGAATCTCGCGCGCTTATCGTGAGTGGTCCGGCTGGATTGGGTAAATCCTATTCTGTTGAGAGCGCTCTCGCTGAGTGGGATCCGGCGGAAGATAATCACACTATCGTGAAAGGTTATGTTCGCGCTACTGGTATTTACAAGCTGTTGTATCAGTACAAAGACAAAGGCCAGGTAATCGTGTTTGATGATGCTGATTCTGTTTTCTTTGATGACGTGTCCCTCAATATCCTGAAAGCTGTCTGTGATACGACTGAAAAGCGCCGCGTTTCATGGATGTCCGAGGGCAAGCTGGTTGACGAAGAGTCAGCTGAATTGATTCCACGTAACTTTGAATTCAATGGTACAATTATCTTCATTACTAACTATGATTTTGATGCTATGATTGACCGCGGTCATAAGTTAGCCCCACACCTACAGGCGCTTGTTTCGCGTAGCCACTATATCGATTTGGCGCTGAAGACACGCACTGACTACCTAGTACGAATTCGTCAGGTGGTTGCGCAAGGATTGCTTGACAATCTGACTGCACCACAGAAGAATGATGTGCTTCAGTATATCGAAATAAATAATCATAAACTACGCGAGTTGTCGCTTCGTATGGTACTCAAGCTAGGGTCTTTGCGGTCTTCAGCTGGCGCGGACGGTTGGGTGAGAATGGCGAATGTCACTTGCTGCAGGTAATTAGCTGTTAATATCCAGGTCATAAAATATTATTATTATTATTATAGAAAGTTATAGGTTCTAAGATGACAAACAAATATTACGAACTAGATAAAAGCTTCATGTGTCATACTGAGGCGTATACATGGAGTGATGACGCTGTACTAACGATATTTAAGGAGTCAGGACACGATACTAGCAGCTGGGATAAGATTAAATATTACAAGATCGATAACTACCGTCCTAGTTGGAATGTCACCCATAAGGATGGAGGGACAAGCATTGGTCACATCACTGTGGTTAAGTCTGCTGATGGGAATTATAATTATCACGGAACACATTTTTATAAAAATTATTAATAAGTGTTGACTTTATACTAGAATAGCGCTATACTACTTGTATAACTTAAAAAAAAGGAATAGATTAAATGTCTAACTCAATCGATAATAAAACACTAAGAGGCGCTAACCTATATAACACTAACCTAACAGGCGCTGATCT